TTGAGGTCAACGAATCCAGTTGTACCCACACACCCTAAAGATCTATCGGCCGCGCAAGCCGTAAGTACCCATGGAAGTGTTGTGACACCACAGACCTCAGAACAAGCTAAGAGATATTCAAAGGCTGCAATCAACAAGATGCATCCAGATGAGTACGAAAGAAATTATGAAGCTATTAAGTTTGCTTCACGAAACGGTCTACTAACAGACTAACACAACACAATTAAGGAGAACATTACATGGCAGGTTATCAAGGCGGAACACCACCAACAGGCGATAGTGCAACGCAGAATCATTACTACGGCGCTAATACAGCGAATCTTACGGGTCCATCAGCAGATGGTACAGATTCCGTATGGGTCCCAGAGATATTCTCAAAGAATGTCCTAATGAAGTTCAGGCGTGAGTCAGTAGCAGAAGGTATTACAAACAACGATTACTTTGGTGAGATCTCAGCGTTCGGTGATACAGTTAAGATCATTAAAGAACCAACAATCACAATCGGCAACTATGCCCGTGGTGATACATTAGCTTCTACTACGTTCCAAGATAGTGAACATGTCTTAGTGTTAGACCAAGCGCATCAGTTCCAATTCCAAGTAGATGATTTAGAAAACAAGTTTGCTCACGTGAACTGGGAACAATTAGCATCAGGTGCTGCAACGTATAACATGAAGATGGCTTATGACCTTAACGTCCTTAAGTACTTCGAAGATACAATGACTGCTCAACTGTTTGCTAACCGTGCATCAACTGCTGCTTTCAATGGCATGTTCATTCGTAGTCCAGATGCTACATCTCAGACTGCCTTAGCTGCTGATACTTCTGAAGCTGATGCTATTGTAGAGATCAAGACACGTAGTTATGCATTATCAAATGGCACTGAGTCAGCAACCCAGATCAATCCATTGACATTACTATCTAAGATGGGTCTATACCTAGATAAGCTTGACGTTCCTGAGGAAGGCCGTTACGCTGTAGTATCACCAGAGTTCATGGAGTTACTAGCACAGGTTGATTCAAAACTAATCCATGAGGATTTCCGAGGTGGTTCTTTAGAATTATCTAATGGTCTTCAATCTAAGATTAGGGTACGAGGCTTTGAGATCTACAAGTCTAACAATGCCACAGCAGGTTTAATCCTTGGTGGTCACAAGTCTGCGGTAGCAACTGCAAACTCTATTGTTAACACTGAGAAGTTCCGTAGTCAAACTACTTTCGCTGATGTTGTTCGTGGTTTACATGTGTTCGGTCGTGCCTTGGTACGTGAAGAAGCACTAGTAGCTGCATACGTTACATACGCATAGTAATAAAGAATAACCCTAAGGGCTTATGGCGAAAGCTGTAGGCCCTTTTTGTTTATGGAGGTTAAATGAATTATATAGAATACACGAACATAATCCTTCAGGCTATCAATGAAGTACCCCTGTCACCCCAGCAGTTCCCAACGGCCCGTGGTCTACAACAGTTCTCTAAGGAAGTAATCAATCGTACATACTTCGAGATAGTAGCACAGGATGTATGGCCATGGATGCAGCAAGGTGATGATACTTTAGGTACTAAGGAACTTACAGGTGAAAGGTCTGTAGTACCTATTGATACTTGGACTCAGATACCTGTGACTAATCCGTATAAGGATACAGTTGATTGGTCTACAATCTATTGGAAGGATAAGGATGGGATTAAAGGTTCCTTAACAGAACTAGACTGGGAGCAGTATGAAGACTCTAGTATAGCTGAGGAAGGTGTACCAAGATACATAGTTAAGTCTGCTGATGGTTCATCTATGGGTCTATTACCATTCCCTACTGATGATGATAAAGGTAAACTGTACTACAGGATATGGTCTAGGCCTTCGAGGTTTAATCTATACACAGATGAAGTACCACTACCTGAACAAGATTACACTGTGTTAGTTGATGGTGCCTTACATCACATGTGGTCCTTTAGGGGTAATGTAGAACAAGCTCAACTAGCCTTTGCACGTTATGAAGCTGGGTTGAAGAGGATGAGAAGGAAGTATAAGAACCAACTCAAGAAGGTATACTGGGTATGAGTGGAGCTACTGAAGTAACATACTCAATAGCCTGTCAAGGTGGTTTAGATACTACTACCAATACACAGGATCTATTACAGAAACCCGGATGGGCCACAAGACTTGTAAACTTTGAGGCTTCCAATGATGGAGGCTACCGAAGGATATCAGGCTACATACCTATAGGCTCCAACAAAACTCCAGGCCCTGAAGAATCTAGGATCAAAGGGGTTAAGATAATCAACAATGAATCATTCCTACTATGTCATGAGGATAAAGTTTATTTCACTTATGACTGTGTTAACTTTGTGAATATAGCTAGGGCAGATACAACTGATGCAACCTATACTGAACTTCAAGCTAAGGCTGAGATCCCTAGAGCCCAGAGTTACCACTATGACTTTGAGATCTTCCGTCAAGGTACTACGATTATAGTTATGGGTCTATGTAATGACCACTTACCTTTTATGTTTAAAGTAACTGGCACTACCTTAGAGGATTCAATCTACACATTCCAAGAGTTAACATTGACTTCTGGGTCTATGTCAGGGGCTACACTCTCTGAGAAGCATAAGGACCAGTGGGTTATAGCTGGTATGGATCAAGCACCCTCTGAGATATACTACTCTGATATCCTAAAGCCTTGGGACTTTGAAGGTGCCAACGCTGGTGCTATAGGGTTCAATGATACTGTTATAGGTATCCAGATGTTTAGGGGAGACCTTATAGTATTCTGTAGGAACTCTATCCATAAGGTAGCTGGCTTATCTAGTGGGTCACCACAGCGAGAGACTATCACAACTAAGATAGGTTGTATAGCAGGTGAATCAATACAGGAGTTAGCAGGTGACTTAGTGTTCTTAAGTCCTGATGGCCTTAGGACATTATCAGCTACCACTAGGATTGGTGATGTTAATCTATCAGCCTTATCAGATTCAATAGCTAATAGACTTAGAATACTAAACATAAGTATTAATGAGTTTGATGTTAGGTCTGAGACATTGAAGAACAAAGTACAGTATAGATTATTCTTTAAACCTAAGGATGGGATTAAGAAAGGTAGTTATGCTTTTGCTATGCATATGAGGGTTGATCCTCAGTATGGTAATCTCATCCCAGAGTTCTCGGAGCTTAAGGGGTTTGATATAACTGCTATTGATAATGGATTCTATAGAGGCAAGGAAGTAACTGTATCAGGGGATGGTGAGGGTAAGCTATGGTATCATGATGAAGGCCCAGACTTTAATGGTAAGTTCATTACCTTCCTGTATGAGACTCCCTACTTTGCAATGGAGGATCCATCTGTTAGGAAGAACATTCATAGCTTAACTACTTATTTAAAACTAGAGGGTGATGTTGATTTTAATGTAGCTCTTAGGTATGACTATGGTGAACCTAATACATACCAACCACCTCCATATCCTACAGGGACATTACTAGCTCCTGCTGTATATGGTGAAGGTATATACCAGACAGATAAGAGGTATGGTTCAGCTAAGAATCCTATCATAAGAACAACTACGGAAGGCTCAGGAAAGACAGTGGCTATCAGGATATTCCCTACGGGTAATCGCTGTGATCCCTTTAGTCTTCAAGGCTTCGATATAAACTACATACCAGCGGGGAGGATTTAATGGCTGAAGGATATCAAAGACAATCCATATTTATAGATGGTGATGTCATACTAGCTGAGCACGCAAACCAAGAGTTTGATAGGTTAGTTAATGTAATGAAAGAAACAACAGGACACAATCATGATGGGACTGTAGCAGGAGGTGCTCCGGTACCTTTACTCAAAGACCCTACAGGAGTACAGGATTTAACACTCACAGAATTAGGAGCCACAGGTTCTGTCATCACGAATGATATCTACCTAAGGGAAGAATCACCAACTAAACTAGTTACTGAGTATGCTGCTAAGGGTTATGCTGATACCCTTAACCTAAACTTATCTAATCAGTTTGATGCCTTCACTGCTATACCGGGTAATCATACACATGCTAACGTAACACAGCTAGCTAACTACGGTACTATCAGTGAGCAAGTAGCTTCCTTTACTGCTAATAGTTGGCAGCACTATAGGGTCCTAGCGACTACAGGAGCTGTTGATGTTTCATTGACAACCTTAGTAGCTGGTAGTCAGTATACAATAACTAACTCAAGGTTATCTACAGACTTAGTTCAAGTACTTAACCCAGCTAGTACGATACAAGGAGTTTCCTTAGTGCCTTTAGGTACTGATATAATCTTAAACCCCGGTGATACCTTATCACTAGTGGCTACATCAACAACAACATTGGAGGTACTATAATATGCCAGCAGTAAATTTAAGTGCAGTCGCTGGAGGTAGTGGCTCAGAGATAGGTGATTACATCCAGACTGAGAGAGCAACCTTAACAGACGGTAGGGTCTTATTAGATCCTATAGGTCAGATACCTAACCCAACTACCTATCCATTATTAACAGCAGCTATCGATCCTACAGAGAAACAAACAAACGTAGCCCTTGCTACATCTGCCCATGGTAGAAGTTTCACTGTACTAGCCTCTGGGACTATAGGGTATGTAGGGGACTCTACTAGTAACACTATAGGTTCCTTTGATATGTCAACAGGTGTATATACAGCACGACATAGCTCTGCTACTATTGATGGTTACTACTCAGCTGCATGTAGTGATGATGGTCAATCAGTATACTTTGTAGGTTATGAGAATAATGCTGACTCATTGATCTTAGTTAGGTCAGTAAATGGTGGTACTAACTGGACTGAAGTATTAATTAATGACCCCGGCTATTCTGCGATAGTCAATACAACACAAACTGATAAACGGGCTAAATCTATCATACAGTGTAATGCTAATGGTACTTCTATAAGATGCATCATAGCCGCTGGTGTTGGTGTTGACTTCACTATGGTATTTGAATCTACTGATAGTGGTGCTACATGGAGTGAGATCTTAACACCTAGGGTAGCATTAACTGCCCCAAGTACTAATGTGTATAATGCTTTCATATCCAGAGACCTATCAACTGTAGGTATCATGCAAGGCACTGATGGTTTGAATCAACGTTACTTATCGATAGGTGGCACTGGTACCTTAACAGATGTTGAAGCTACGTTACCCTTAGCTCCTAATGATGACCACCAGACAGCAGTAAGTGTGGATGGTGATTCATTGTTCATGTTCAATAATGATAGAGCTATTAACTCTCAGTTAGTATACTTCAGTACGGACAATGCTGCTACATGGACTGAGGTAGCTATAGGATTCTATGCCTCAGTGTTTGGTGCTCAGTCTTTAATACTATCAGCTCAGTTCCATCCTACAGATAATGATAAAGTATATCTACAAGTATCGGAGGGTTCTGTTTCCCCTGCTATGATGGCTCAGTATAGTTTAATCTTATCTACTGGTAAGTTAGTTAAGCTAGGTAGTTGGAATAATAACATAGCATCTAATGCTCCTTTCTCAATGGGTTCCCAACACTCTAGTAGTATAGTAATAGATGGTACCTCAGTTAGATATTGTTCTTACGATGGCCAAACTAAAGATACTACTGCTGTGATAACCTTTGATACAGGTAAGTACTTAGCGGATACTAGAAATAGTATAGTGACAACTAAGATAGTGGGTGATGCCCCTTAAGACTTTAAGACCTCTGGGAAACCTTAGGTCTTTTCCTCCGTTAACTCGGGGTAATTAATTTAATTCAAAGGAGATATAATGATACAAGATCCACGTAATGTGATAGGGGCACCAGACAACGGAAGACCTACAGATACTATAAGCCGTGAGGCTGAAGGAGTAGTTAGCCAGAGTACAGATAGTAAGTATGTTAAGCCATTACTCGATAGGCCTATAGGTGGCGGCGGTGTTACACAAGTATCAGCTAGTGGTGTTAGTACAGCAGCACCCGTAGGTAACTTGGCTAATAGGATAACACAGAATGAAGAATTTAATGATGGTGGTGCCTACACTGGTAAGCAGGTAGGGCAATCAGTAGGTAAGGCGAATCCATTGACTGATGAAGAACGTGGTGCTCAACTTGCTAGAGCTGATAAATTAATAGCAACGCGGAAGGCAGCTGAGGCTAGAGTTAATAGTCACTATGATGAGGAGAATGGTGATGGTTCTTCAATCGTACCGGGCGGTAATGTCTACGGACCTAACCCAGCAACGGGTACTTCAGATACTTCTACCCCTACAGCTCTTGAGGGCACAGTAGAAACTTCTAATGACTACCAGTCTGTAAGAAATCAACTAACTGATAATCTTAACAACCCACAGTTACCTGACTCAGCTAAACAAACATACACAGCAATCACTGAGAAAGCTGGAGAGCTTATGGATCCTAATCAATTCCAAATGGGTGCCACAGCTCAAGGGGTGGCAGGACAACAGAATGGTTTATCTTTAACTCAAGGTAGTCAGGTTGGTGGGGCAGCTCAAGCTGAAGGACAGACTGTAGAAGCTGTAGGTTATGAGGCTGCTAAGCAAGCTGATATAGATAAAGCTATTGCAGGTCAGACGGCTGCTGAAGGTTACACAGCTGCTAGTGCTAATGTTGATTCACTTAAGGCTGCCGTACAGGCACAGTTAGAGACTGTAGGGGCTGTTGATCCTACGTTAGCTGCACAATATCAGGCTGCACAAGCTGAGTTTGCTACAATACAAGCTGCTGCTAAAGGTCAGGTTACTCAGTTAGCCCAAGGTTTTTCTGCTACTGCTGTTAATGCTGAAGCTGCATATCAGGATCTTGATAAGGTAGATCCTAAGACAATGGCTAAAGCTTTAACACATGACGTACCTAACGAAGCTACAGTTAAAGGACAACTAGATGGTTTACTTGAAGGCCTAGAGAATGGTGATATCCCTTTATGGGCTCAACCTGCTGTAGCTGCTGCTGAATCTCAGATGGCTAGCCGTGGTATGTCTTCAAGTTCTGTAGGACGTAATGCCCTATTCAACTCAGTGATCAATGCTGCAATGCCTATAGCTCAGGCTGATGCCAAGGCTAAGTTATCTATATTCTCACAGGATATAAGTAATGAACAACAGGCTATGCTAGTTAACTCACAGTTCTTCCAGAGCTTAACGATGAAGAACTTAGATAACAAGCAACAAGCTGCTATCACTAATGCTACTAATGCTACTAATGTTAACATAGCTAATGCTCAGAACATGACACAGGCTTCTATTACTAATGCTAATAACTTCTTACAGATGGACTTAGCTAATATGAATAATGAACAACAAGCTAATGTCTTGAATGGTCAGATGAAACAACAAACATTACTATCTAACCAAGCTGCTACTAATACTGCCTTACAGTTTAATGCTGCTAACCAACAACAGGCTGATCAGTTTAATGCTAACTTATCTACATCAGTAGACCAGTTCAATGCTAGTCAATCTAATTCAATGGGTCAATACAATTCATCAGAGGTTAATAAGAACATGTTAGCTGATGCAGACTTACAGAAGCAGGTAGTCTTAGCGAACCAAGTGGCTGATAATACTGCTAGTCAGTTTGGTGCTGGTGCTTCTAACACAGCTAACTTAACACAGGCTCAGTTAGACTCACAGAACGAACAGTTCAATGCACAGTTACAACAACAAGTTAACTCTGCTAATCAAGCTGTTGAGAATGCACAAGCTCAATTCAATGCTGGTGAGATTAACAAGGCTGAACTTCAGAGTGCTGTACTTGCTGCGGAGACTGCTAAGTTTAATGCTAGTGAGTTTAATAAAGCTTCTACTACACAGGCTCAGCTGGAACAACAGGCTAACCTTGCGAACTCAGCGGCCTATAACTCTATGTCACAGTTCAATGCTCAACAGCAATCAGCTATGTCACAGTTCAATACTCAATTAGGATTCAACAAGGAACAGTTTAACGTTCAGAACGCTACAGCTATTGAACAGAGTAATGCTAACTGGCGTAGGCAAATGAATCAGGTTAATACTGCTGGTGTTAATGCAGTTAATCAAGCTAATGCAATGAATCAGTTTAATCTCAGCAACCAAGCACTTACATTCTTATGGCAAGAACAACGTGATGCTGCTAAGTGGGCTAATGATAACAACCAGAACGAAGAAGAACGGAAAACTAGATTAGCTATTGCTGCGTTATCTAATGAATCAATGCAAGATGCTTCTACATTAAATAATATTAAAGCCTTAGCTGGATCAGTGATTAGTATCTTTGACAACTGGGGTTAACACAGGAGGAATAATATGGGATGGTTAAGTAAGGCTTGGTCTGGCGTCAAGAAGGCCGTAAAGAAAGTAGCAAGAGGGGCTAAGAAATTAGCTAAGAAGATAGCATATGCTGACCCTACAGGTCTTGGGAAAAAGGCATGGGACTTCAGTTCTAAAGTAGGTAA